TCACCTCTAACGATGACAGGAGCGAATACACGCATCTTAGGTTCTAATTTCTTAGACATAACCCAGTTTTCTTTATCACCTGCTGTAGCTAATTGCTTAGCAAACTCAACAATTGGATCTTTTTCACCGAAGTTAACTAATGAAATCATAGTACGGTTACCAATACCGTAGTGTACTAGTAACTCTTTAAAAGGATTTGATCTGTCCCACATTGCTGGAACAATACGAACGCTGTGTTTACCCACAGTAGGTTTCCATAAAATCAAAGACATGTCTCTTTTTTGACCGCCTGACTTTTGGTTTTGTAGCGAACTAAGTTTCGACTTAATCGCAGATAGGTCCATTGCCATAACTTATTGTTTTAGTTTAAAAAATTTACTCTATAAGGAAATGTAAGTAGAAAAATCCGAATTAGCAACTTATAAGTTAACTATTTTGTGGATTTTTGTAGAAAGTTTTCTAAGATCATCGCCTTGAGTTAAAAGTACAGTATTTCTGTAATTTTGCCACTCTACTCTAAAGGACGTGTCTAAGATTCCCTCATTTAGGGATTTAATTAGAAGGTTTAAACTGTTAATCGTATATAACGTATTAGTTTCCTTCTTTCTATGTAAAAGTATCGTATTTGGAAGTACTTTTGTACTAGTACTTTGAACTTCAATATTGTAAGTGCACAAAAACTCGTCAGAGTCTTCAGATTCTAATACAAATATCTTTCCGTACATAATAACATATTCGGATTTAATCGTATCTAAAACCTCTTCTAGCCTGTCTTTAGGAGAGAATGTGCAAAATAACTTATTCTTCAATTGATCTTGTGTTAACTGTATAAATTCCATAATAAATAGTTGGTTCTTAGTGTTAAAAGTTATAGTTATCGCCTTTTTTAGCTTTAACCTTGTATCCGCCCTCTTCTAATATATCTTTAATGTGAGATAATGTGCCTTTTCCGTCTGATACTGCATAGTCAATTAGTATTGAATCATATACAACTAAAAGAACTTTACTTTGCTTATCTTTTAGGTAATCTTTTAACTTATTTAGTTTTTTTACGTTATTTACCGTTTCTAGGCATTGAATATAGTAGTTAAATAGTTTTTGAGGATTAGCGTTTTCTTGAGTAAGCTTTCTACCGTTTGGTAACTCTAAAAAACCGTTATTTGTATATGCAGTCCATATAGCTCTTACCGTATGATATACGTCTTCGAAGAATTCAATGTGCATATACTCCTCCTCTACTCCGTTATACATCTGCCTAAATGTAATTTTCTTAGCTTCTTGGTATTCTTCAGGTGTTAGTTCTTCTTTATTGAAGTATTGTTTACCTAAATACTCGTGAATTGATTGATCTTGTGGAATATCGGTGTACATTGCATCGGCAATTAACCTTATATGGTATCCATCAAAGTCAAACTCTACAAAAGCGTCGTTTTGCGGTATAAAAGCCGTTCTAGAACCGTTTTCTTTATTAAAAGCAAGGAAGTTTATACTATTAAATGCATTAGTAGGACGTGAAGTAATGTTATATAGGTTATAACTTGAATAAACCCTACTATCCTTTAGAGATCTCCCTTTCCAAGGAGTTTCAAAGTACTTATCAAAGAGCTTTTCATCTACTAAGATTCCCTGCTCTTCTACCCATTTATATACCCCAGTGTATTTAGCCTGCCATTCAGTATTCAATTCTTTTCCTACGTAGTCTCTAACCATTTCAAACATACATTCACATCTTTCGTAATGTTTTGAGATTGGGATAAAGGTATTTACCTGTGGTGAGTACTTAAACTTCTCATAGAAGTCTAAATGCACTGGAGTATAACAATTAAAATCCTGTATTTTACCTTCTATATCTAAAACAGTAAAGTATAGGTCTATAGAATTAGGTAAATCTAGATAGTAAGAATGCCACTTCTTATCTAATAAGTAAATTTTAGGAATACCCTTTAAAAAAGTCTGAATTTCATCAACAGGTAGAGAGAAAGCTTCTGAATGATTAATTGGAATAATATAGCCTTTCTCAAAATCATTGTAATATAAGACGCACGGTGTAGTTAAGGCCGGATGAGTGTGTTCAGACATCGACATTAACTCGATAAAGCATTTTTCCGGTCTAGGTAGCTGTGAGAGCTGCTCTGCTGTCTCAATAATGAAATACATAACTTTTATTTACAGTAAAATAAGAAGGTCTTTTTAAAAAACCAACTCTTATGGAGTTATTTTTGCAAACTTTGTATAATCTCCTCCGATAAATTCTATAATACCCCTGAAACTCTTTTGTTTAGCTTCTGTTACTCTTTTATTAGTGTTATAAACTCCTCCTTGAATTTGATACTGAGATTTTCTCGTATCATTCAAAGGACCAGTTAACTGCCATAACATACTTGTTGACTCATAACCTAAAACCGTGTCACTTATATTTCCATTTTGAATTTTAGTCCAGTCGAGTTGAGATATTTCAAATACAAACCCAGGACCGCTTACATTCTTAGCAAAATACCTTGTAAAGTATCCTCGTGCATAATCTGAATCTAGAGGGACGGGATAATACGGGTTTAGTGAGGTTAATTCAAGGTTAGAATCTACTCCAGGATTTGCAGCAGCATACCCTCTTGCTGAGGTTAACTGTAAAGTACTAGACCTACTATTTCCTGTAAAATCAGAATTATACTCATCTGTTACGTTAGCTTTTCTTATCGGAGTCAGTAATATGTTATTTCCTAATACCGGGTTAATACCTGTATACGCCTTATCTTCGTAAGTCACATAATACCTGCCGGTATAAGCTTTTCGATCAGGAGTTAAGTACTCATTACCTCTCGTGTATAGGTTTGTTTTTATTCGAGTTAAAGGAAAATACTTTATCATAATAATTTACCCGTGTTGTCTATGTAAGTTAAAAGCTTTCCAGTCTTCAATCCTATGTGTAAATGCGGATAACCCTGTAAGCGGGATGAATAATTACTAGGCCATTGACCTACATACGCTACTAAGTCCCCTTTTTTAACATTAGTACCTGCGGGTACTACTACTGAATCTAAATGAGTGTAGAAGAAGGTATTATTACTGCTTCCTATTGTAAGACTATACCCCCATACTGTGTTATTATTTTCACTAAACTTGACATTACTTATAGTTCCGTCGGCAATTGCATAAACTGGTGTTCCTGCAGCAACTCCTAAATCCCAGGCGTTATTATTTTGCCATATTTCCGGCAAATCTCCCCAGTTTGGATGTGCTGGGGTATCGTACGCTAACCCGCTTTTTGCAGCACCGAATAGGTAGGTAGAAGTCTTTAGAGAATTTGTAGCTTTAAATAGATCTGTACCTCTTGGGTTATCTGATCGACTAGATACATTAATTTCTTGACTTTGTATTTCTCCTACAAGAGTTGAAGCTGTAACTTGTTTAACCTCGTTCCTTAGCTTAATCATTTGACCTTTAATCTTGGTCAGCCATTGATTATTCTGAATTGTATGAGTAAGTCCAGTCACGATAAAAGCTACCTTTGCAAGCCCGTCTCTGCCTCTCAGTGAAAGCGGTAATCTGTTTTGTGGAATAGTAAATGCATTACCCATTATAATACCGCTAATACCATCTAATGTCATCTCTAATTCAGCAGGAATAAAAGGTGCAGCAGATGTAATTACATCACCGGACTTAACTTTAGACATTCTTTCAATATAATAGTTCTTAGCAAGGGCAATTCTATCTGTATTTAACTTAAAATTAGAATATATGTTTATAATATGGTCGTTAAATAACTCAGCCGCTCTTTGATCATTCGATTCTTCATTATTTTTTGAGTTAGAATTATTACCAGACTCTCCATTAGAAGCATCTTGAATATAGGGTTTATACCTATCTTGAAAGTTTTCATTTAAGTAACTTAAAGAGGAATGATCTTTTGCATTCACAGATCCTGTATTTGCTTGTGCTGATATCGCTATCATACTTGCAAGTTTAGTAGACATTACTGATTTTAACTGAAACTGTCTTGCTAAACCTAGGTTACCTGCAACAGGTAATTCTTGTGGATCGCTAGAAATAGGTAATAACCCTGCAAGTTTTTTATTGTTTCCTTCTTTTAAGTTGGACTTGTATTTCTCTGCACCAAGTATAGAGGCTTCTGTTCCGTTTAAGCTAGGTACCCACTGGTCATCTTGAATTTGAATTGTGTTGGAGTCGTCTCTATAAGCAGATCTAAAGGCATTTGTGTTTCCTAGAGATTTATTAATATCAACTAAAATTTGCTGTAAAAAAGGTTCTAATTTAACAGCATGTTCTGGGTCTGCACCAGCAGAGTTTTTTACAAGTCCTAGTAAATAGTCTACGTTTAATAGAATATCCATTATTCTTCCCTGATACGTATCGGTTTGTGTTTTGTAGGTAAGTCCTGCTTTCTTTATCAGTGTTGATACACCGTTAAATTTACCTGCAGGGTCAAATATAGGAGTTGCTTTATCAGTCCCTCGCCAGTTCTTTACTACATTTTCAGGAAAAATACTCTCATACTGAGGCTTTGTAGCTTGAAGCGGCACTAAGCAGGTTAAAGGATCAACGGAAAGTTGTTGGGGTGAGGTTAAGCAGAAATTTGTTTCTGGGTTAAAGTCGATGTAGACGTAAGGTCGTTTTGGAGTTCCTGTAGCTGCATTATTATTTGTTGTTAATTTAGAATCAGGTGAATCGTAAATTAAGCACATATTATTTAAGAAAGCTAATAGATAGCCGAAAGGTATGTATATAGGAGAGTACAGTACGGTATCGCTTCCCTCTTCCCCGCCTTGTCCGTATGCAAATGCAAAAGCAGTACATAACTTAGTATAATCTACTTTAGGTATAATATCATAAAGGGTCGGGTCAATCATTAAGTTACTATTAAACCCTCTTGATGCATATGCAACTAAGAAATCCTTTTCTTTAAGGTCAGCAAATCTTTTAGGTATATTACTATCATTTAAAACCCCGTTCATTATACCGTCTTGAAAAAATTTTTCTGTTAAAGCACTAATATTAACTGCAAGACCTTTTACATTTGATTTAGCTATTGCAACTTGGGCTACTGCCTGTACAATAGTTAGCATTGCTTGTAGTGCTGATGCAAAACCTTCAACAGCTTCTTGTTGATCAGTACTAGCTTTATTTACAGTGCCGTTTGTATCTCCAGTGTTAGCTGTGTCTTTAGGTTTAGGATTTGTATCAGCAGGCGGTATAGGGGTTAATACATCAGCTATAAAGCCCGGGTTATTAGTAGTTACCTTAAAGGTAATAGGTACTTTTTTCTTACTCTTATCTCCGTTATATCCTGGGTTTAATGCTTCTGAAGCGGCTCTATTAGACTCTAAACCGTTGTAGTTTGCTACTATGTAATAAGTAGTGGTGCCGCTTATTTTAAAGTCTGAACCTACTCCAGAGTAAGTCACATTATCTAAACGGCTTCCATCAATCTGCCATTGATCTAAAGCTACTAGTATGTCTGCTCTAGTTGGTTGGAAACTAGTATCGGTCCAGGAAGCTTGTATAGTAGTATTAGAAAAAGGAAAAAGTCTATTAGTCTCGTCGATTCTTACTGGTGCTACTAAGAATGAGTAAACTGCTTCAACTTTCCCGCCAGGTACTACTCCTGTTAAGGGAAGATCTACAGTTTTAGTACCTATTCCGATTACATTCATTAAGTCAAATGCCGTTAAACTTCCAATACCGGCCTGTCCTTTTAACCATTCTCCAGTAGCTGTTACAGCTTTTGTAGTATCTGTATTTGCAGCAAAGTATTTAGTAGCTGTTGTAAATGACCAACCTTTAACAGCACCTGTATAGCTGTCCATTTTGTCTTCAAGACTTCTTATTTTCCCTCTAATATCTTCACTATTACCTCCATTTCCTTCTAGTATCCCCCTTATAGCCTTACTGAGTAGCTCTGTATCAAATTTAATTGAAGTTATAGTGGAGGGAGTATACCTTTTAAAGCCATAAGGCGCTTTATTGAGCCATAAACCTCCATAAGCTACTGAAACTGCGTTCTTAACATCTGGGTTAGTATTCTTGGTAAACGGTATATTAAAGGCGTAAAAATCTATATTTATATCATCTCCTTTAGGAATATAGACACCAATATTACTCGGGTACAGAAACTGGTATTTTTTAACAAGAGGTGCTATTCCGTAAGTCTTAACAAAAGCAGCAAAATCTCCTTGAAGCCCATCGTATTTTTGTGCGCGCGCAAATAATTCTGGTACGGTTACAGGAACTGGGTCGATTTGAGTTGTTGATGTAGTTTCGCCTTTAGGAGGATTGTCTTGTAGCTCCTTTAATAATCGTTTTGTTTCTGCTAACTGTGCCTGTATTTGTGCGTATTCACTTTTACTCTTCTTATACTCCTTTAATAGGCC